GATCGTCCGGTTCAACCGGTCGCATCCTGACGATGGTTCTCCAAGACATCGGTTCCACCGGCTGATAACTCAGCCCTGAACACAACAGACGAAACCGTGAACGCCCTGAGCGTCAAGGCCAAGGAGGCACACCATTCCTCAGCCAACGCTCTCAGATGTGCATGTTGATCGGCCGCTGACAGACCTCTCCGTGAGGTTCACTCAGAGTGCTGACCAGTTCATTGCATCGAAAGTTTTCCCGACCATTCGGGTTCAAAACAGAAGCGACATTTTTTATACTTACGACCGCAGCTACTGGTTCAAATCAGATGCACAACTCCGTGGCCCCGGCACGGAATCTGCTGGTAGCGGCTATGCCGTTGGCACGGACGACTTCTCTTGTGATGTCTACGCCGTGCACCGCAACCTCTCCGATCAGGTTCGAGCGAATGCGGATTCGCCGATCACGATGGACAGGGATGCAACAGAGTTCGTCACCGAGCACATGTTGCAGCGCAGGGAGCAGGCGTGGGTCAGCACCTACTTCACCATCAACGTGTGGGGAACGGATCGCACAGGCGGCACGAACTTCACCGTGTGGGATGACTACGCTAACTCGGACCCCATCAGGGACCTCCGTGACGGTGTTCTCGCCATGGCGAAGCTCACGGCCAAAAAGCCGAACACGCTCGTCTTGGGACCTGAGGTATGGGACCAGCTCCAAGACCACCCTGACTTCCTTGACAGGATCAAATGGACGCAGAAGGGCATTGTCTCTGAAGACCTCATCTCCTCGATGATCGGTGTGAAGAACACCTACATCCCATGGTCCATCAAGAACACGGCGGCCGAAGGTGAGACAGCGGCCTACGACTTCAATCTCGGGAAGAACGCACTCCTCATGTACGTGGCACCCAGTCCCGGTCTCAACACCGTGTCTGCTGGCTACACGTTCAACTGGAGTGGCCTGTTCGGAACGGGTTCCAACGGTATCCGCATCAAGCGGTTCCGCATGGAATGGATCGAGTCGGATCGGGTGGAGGCCGAGGAAGCCATAGACCAAAAGGTCGTGTCAAGCGACCTCGGCTATTTCTACTCCGGGGCTGTGTCCTAACCAATGCCGTATCTTGTCCGGCGTCGGATGAACCTCGATGGGAAGGCGTATGCTCCCGGGGACCTCGTTCCCCAGAAGCTCGTCGACTCCATCCGTCCCGGGCGGTTCGATTCCATGGTGAGGCTCAATCACCTTCAACAGGTGACACCGAATCAGGCAGTGACAGCCCATCGTGAATCGACCACCCCCTCCACTGAGGGAGCAACCTGTCCCATCTGTAACGGAGGCCCCTACAAGAGCCTCAAGGGACACATGACCAAGATGCACAAGGCACAGGAGGAATAGCATGGCATACGAGAAAAGAAGGCTCCGTGAAGTCGACACGGCTGGCAGCTACTCCAAGCTCCAGACTCTGACCTCGACGAGCACAGGAACCGAAGTCCTTTCGTTCGGGGTGACGACCATCAACTCCGGGTCGACAGATTCGGCAAACAGTTTCGGAATGGCTGACCCCAAATCTGGCGGTCTGCACAAGTACGTTGCTGTGACCGTCGGGACGACTGATTCTGTAGTGTTGACTCTGTCCACAGCAGTCAACATCTTCGGGTCGACGAACTCGACAGTGACGTTCTCCACCGGTACCGGCGAGAAGTTCCTCTCCCTCGTTGCGACTGCTGCGACGGAATGGGCCATCGTCGGGCAATCCACCGGGGTCACATACTCTGGCTGATCGTCGCCTATAGTTCCCAAACATGACAACTACAAAGACCCGCTCTCAGAGCAGCACGCCAGCCTTGCCGGTCCAGAACCCTACGGTGCATATCGTGGGGTTCGCTCCTTCATGGGAAGAGACACCTTGGGACAAGGGCGGTGAGTTGTGGGGGATGAACGCCCTCCACAAGATCGCCCCGGACAAGCCTTGGGCACGCTGGTACCAGCTCCACGATATCGACAAGCACCACAAGGAAGATCGTGAGGAACACATCGGGTGGCTGAGGGAATCGGGCCTCCCAATCTACATGTGGACCGAGCACGTCGAGAAGTACATCGATGAGGTGCCGAACGCTGTCCCCTTCCCCCGTGACGAGGTCATCGATGCCTACGGGAACTACTTCACGAACACCGTCTCGTGGATGATGTCGTGAGAACATTGGAGTCTGGGGGGTCGACATGGCTCAGGATACGGAATATGGGTCCCAGCGCCCATCATGTGAGTATTACATCGGGTGGGCACGGGGCATGGGTGTGAACGTCCACGTACCCGACACTTCGGACCTATTGAAGGCAGCTTTCCTCTACGGCATGGAGGACGGTGGGCCGATGCGGGCCAAGATGCAGTACCGCCAGAAAGAACTCACCGAGCGCAAAGGTAAGTTGGAGTCACAGGCGAATCAGGTACAATCAGCACTGCACCAAGTTATCCATGGACGGGATAGGAGACAACGGAAATGCCCCGACTTAACTTTGGAGACGGTGCGCTTCGGCTCATCGGCCCAACGACCGCCACCGGTGTAGGTTCGGTCGCTTCCATCAAACCAATCTCGACTATCACTGCCCAGATAGTTTCGAGTTCCTCTGCTATCACAGGGACGATTGCTGTTGACGGTTCACTCGACGGGACCGTCTTCGCCTCTGTTCTTGCAGCGACAACTTTCCGCACACCGGCCAGCGGGACCGTCTTCATGACATCAACGTCAGCAGACGCATTCACGCAGCTACGTGCGAATCTTGTCGTGACTGGCACCACGGAGGACATCTCCATATACGTTGCCGGGAGGTAGCTCATGGCGTTCACCTACTCGGGTGACCCCGCCTCTTCGAACCGTGATGCTGTCCGGTTCCTCCTCGATGACACCAATTCGACTGCTGCTGAGTTCCAAGATGCTGAGGTGGCGTGGATGCTTGCCCAGAAGCCGAACGTGTACCGTGCAGCAGCTCAGGGTGCTCGCAGGAGGGCCACACAGGCCACTGAAGGCGTAGCATCCAAGACCGTGGGTGGACTCACCCTGACCTACTCGGAGAGGGCTACGAAGTGGCTGGACATCGCTGAGTCCTTGGAGGCCCAAGCCAACAAGGGAGCTGGCGGGGCCATCGCCCCCTACTCCGGTGGCATCTCGAAGATCGACAAGGAACTCGTTGCGTCCGACGACGACTTCGACAAGCCCGATTTCTACAGGGACATGTGGACCAACCCCGGTTCCGAAACCGAATACTCCTACCCGAGGTCCTCGACGTGAGCTTCGAAGCGGAGTTCCTCACGCTGATGCCGTCCACGATCTCTGTGTACGAGTTCGTCACATTCGACAACTACGGGGACCCCTCCTATTCGACTGCTGTCACCAAGTATCGATGCCGTGTCGAATATGACCCGACCGTCATGAGGAACCAGCTCGGGCAAGAAATCGTCTCGAACATCACAACCTTCGTGGCGTCGACCTCGGAACTCAACACCCTCAGCAGGTACGTCCTCCCCGATGGCTCCACAGGGATCGTGCAGTCGATAGCTGTCCAATGGGACGACGAAGGTGTCCACCACAACGTCGTTAACTTCGGGGGCTGACATGTTCATCGAAGGAAAACTGGTTTTGGGCAAAACCTCCCTGTCGAAGGCGATCACTGATGTCATGGAGGGAGGCGTCGACGAACTCGCCGGGGCCATCTACGAAGAGATGAACGAGATCAAGACGGCTTCACAGGAGATCGTCCCCTACGAATCAGGGACCCTTCAATCCTCCGCCGATGTTGTCGGGGTGAACATCCTACGCACAGGTTCAGGGGGGCAGGTTGTCATTGGCTACGGCGGTGCTGCAGCGGAATACACCTTCGCCCAGCACCAGACCCCACCCCCGGGTGAAGGTGAGGGGGGGGAACTTGAGTTCCGTCATGCCCCCGGTCGCACATGGAAGTTCCTTGAGCGTCCAACCCTTGCAGCCATCGAGGGCATGGAGGGGCGTATCGGGAACCGTATCAGGTTACGAATGGCGGCACGCTGATGCCCCTACTCGATGAGGCCCTCACGTTCATCCTTGCCAACACGACAGAGTTCCGGGCACCCACAACAGCCTCAACGGCCATCCCGATCTACCTGAGCTATCTCCCTCCTGAACCTGACGTAGCCATGGCCATGTACGATTCTGGAGGCGCTCCGCCGTTGGCATCATTAGCCAGCACGACCCCTGTAGCGGAGCGTCCCCGGATAATGCTCCAGTCCCGTGCCCTCACCTACACCCCTGCACGGGCCAACGCCCAGTCTGTGTGGGATGTCCTTTTCGGGTTGTCGAACAGTGACATTGCCAAGACCGGTTCGACAGGTGTCACCTCGTGGCAGTCGGCTGATCCCGTCAATTCCCCCACCGACTCTGGCCTCGATTCGAACAACAGAAACCTTGTGACTGCGGACTTCCAACTAACGAAGGAGATGTCGTGACAACCCTGTCCGTATCCACGTCCTTATACGAGTACCCCCCACTCGATGACGTGCGTTGTC